AATCACAGGCTGCGCCGTATCAACGAGTGCCTCCCCGCCGCCGCGTAGCCCCGGCAGGTGTACTGCTGCACGGACAAGGGTTAGCTCGGTCATGCTGCGGCAGGCTCAAGGCGTTTGCCGATCTGGCCTAGCACCGTCAAAGTCTTCTCGAATCTCGCTTGCGCCTGATTCTCATGCTGCATTACGGCATCAATCAGTGGCTTCACAGCAAGCGTGATATCCGTGCGCGCCTGTAACTCAGCGATGGTTGCCTGATCGAGCTTGACTTGCGCTTCAAGATCATGCACTCGCTTCTCCAGAATTCTGTTCGCTGTCTCCAAACTCGCTAATGCTGTACCTCCACCACCACGCCAGAAGACCCAGGCTGCACCTATTACTACGAGTACAGTGACCCATCCTGAGAGTGCTCCTATCTCGATCGCAGCCGTGATCATGCTGCCCTCAAGTAGACACGGATCGCTGCGGCTCCGGAGATGAACACGTCACGTGTGCCACCCCAGGGATCAGGTAGCCCAGCCGAGACGCTGTTCTGCTGGTATGCCGTTACGTTCGGAGTGACGATCTCGGTCAGTGTGGTTGAGGTGACATTGAGAAGAAGTAGACCTTGGACTGCCTGCGACGTATTCCCCGCGACGTCCTGATTGACGCCCACTAGCCAGTACATGCCCGCAGCGAGGGCCTGGCTGATTGTGATGCTTTTCTCCCTTGCGCCAGAACCATCACCCGAAATCTGCCCAGCGTCGAGAATCAGAGTTCCCGGAAAGCCGGTACCGTCATCCTCGTAAATACCAAGTCGCGTCTTTCTGGTAGCACCGGCAGTGCTCAACAGGATCACGGCTATCCGGTCATATGTCGTATCCGACGGAACCCAGAACGGAACAGCGTGGGCCTGCCCGAGGCTGGGAGTGGTACTGCCCGAAAGGTTATGGAACTGCCCCGAGTACCAGTACCCAGCCTGATGGGGGAGTAGAACCGAGGAACCATCCACGATTGGCCTGAACGTGATCTCAATATCCTGACCCACCTGCGTCAGGTCAATACCGGTTCCCCCCGTCAGCGTCACGTCACCAGTCAGTGGGGTATCACCACTCTTCGAGAGCGTGGTTACACCCCCTGAGGGGGCGAGGGCCTCTATCGCCGCAACCCTGCGGCTGATGTCTCCAACCTTCCCCGTAACCGAAGGTCTAAACGGTGACTGGCTCATTAGGCCTCCGGTGAGGTGAGTAGCTGCCGAATGTTCTCGACACCGTTATCGTCGATGTCGATCGGAATCCCATAGATCCTCTGGTATCCAGTCAACGCTTCACGTAGATTCGTGGAGGCATAGATCGGCACCGTGTCCCCTAGGAAGTACTCCGTGAACGGGTCGGGACTTCTCTCCGCCGCAGGGTCTATCGTGACCGTCACTTTGCCGTTCGCACGTAGCGCTAGCTGTAGCTGCGCCAACGAGACGACGGCTGCTACTACTGATTGCCCTGGGAAGAACTGTTGCGCCCAGTACTGGCCGTAGCGCGTAACGGAGGACGCGTTCGTCTGAAGCGTTACCGCAGCGCCACCTTGCTCGATGAAGAACTGAACCTTGTTAGCTCGCGTCGTACCATCGCGTAGCCTGCTGATCCCTGTTAGCGACCGAGACGGCATATCCCAGGCGAAGATTGCGGCATCCTGCTGCACCCCGGCTAGCTCGTAGACATTCAGTTCGCAGAGATACCCAGGCCTGTTGATGGGGTCGTAGATCGGCGTGAGGATGATATCAGCGACGTTGAGGTCGCAGACTTGCTGCCATGCCTCCCCGACGCTCAGGCCCTGCTCGAAGTTGATGTCAATCTGGGGTGTCGTGTCAATCTGCCCAGACCAGAATCCCGTTCCTCCCCAACTCGCGCCAGCATCGATGAAAGTCTCGCCGTGGTTGGAGATTGTGTTCCGCAGCAACGTAGCGATCACCGTTCCCGCCTGCGTAGCCGTGAAGCTCAAGCCGCCTGTTCCCGGTAGCGTCCCAGTCAGCCCACAAACCGGCCTCGACAGCAAGTACTGCCAAGGGTCGTAAGCCGTGTAGGGGGTCTGCGCCGTATCCGAAGCAGCCGTATCCTCCAACTGAAGGATCAACCCCGCGAAGCGCACAACCCAGCGCGGGATTCCAGACGAGTCCGTAGGATCACCTTCCCGGCGAAAGCCGTACAGCAGCCTGATCCCCTCCTGAACAAACGGATCGCCACCGCTGAGGATGTTGACTTCAGGGTTGTCCGAGGGAACCTGACCGGAGGCGACCGCGGGAACATTCAGCCCGAAGAACACTCGACGGTTAGTAGCGAGATGATCGAGAAACGTCAGCGTAACCGAATCCAGATCAGTCACGACGAACCGCCAGGGGGTGTAGTCAGGGAAGCGAGTCATCCTACGCCCAGGCTGGCTGCCAGAGGCAGTCTACGTCCGGAGCCGGGAACGTCCCCTCACCGGAAACAGTGATCTGGTTGTCGCCAACGGCAAGAGGGAAGAAGTCGCTGTTCTCGATGTCGATACCTGGCTTCAGGTTCGCACCGTCACCGTTCAGGTAGATCGTGTTACGGAACGTGTCAATCTCGGCGTAGTCTCCACCACCGATCCCTACTGCACCGGGGAGGTCGGCGTCGTAGATGATGTCAAGCCCAGTAGTGACGTTGCTGATGGTGAAGTAGAAGATCGGCCCGTAGATCTTCCAGACTGGGTAGAACGGTGCGCTACCCGTGTTATCGAGTGTCTGCGTCAGGTTCGAGCCCGAGAAGTCCGTTACTGTCTCTGCCGCATCCTGGGCATAAGGGAAGGGAGTGTCGAGCGTGAAGCTAGCTCCGAGCAGCAGTCCTTGCTCAGACCCTTGCGGACGCAGGGTCATGCGGTCAAGTAGGCGTATTGCATCGAACATTCTCTGCGCCTTACCTGTTGGCGTCCAGAGCAGCCTGCCGTCACCGTCCTGCAAGCTTCTGAGGCAGCGCATCATGTCGTCGTGCATATCCGTCGCGACATCCTCGCAGGCAGGTGTCGTGGCGTTCTCCCAGTAGCTCATCGCGAGTTTGCAGTCGTAGCCGGTGTAGAACCTGCGATGAAGGAGGCTCCCGTCGGCCTGCGGTACATTCTCCTTCGTGTCCCTGATCTCAGCCCCGGCGTCACATGCCGTTGCATCAAGGAGGTACAGGGGGCCAGCGAGATCGTTCAGGTTCAGGTTCCCCCCTGGGGTCTGAAGCACGAACGGGACATTCCATTCAGCGATCGGCATCAGATAGCTCCGTGCCCACCAAGAGATTGCATCGCGGCCTGCTCCCGGGTACGCCTAGTGGCGCCATCGCCACCACGCTGCCCCTGTGAGCTTGGCCTGCCCTCCCGCCTGAGGGAGGTGGCAATGATCCCGAGGATCCGTGTTTGCTTCTGCTGTTCCGTAAGCGAGCTACTTGAGTTGACCGCGAGTATCTGTGCAGCCCTATCAGGTGCTGCTTTCGCCAGAGCCAGGCCAGCGAACGCACCCCTGGCTTCCTGCCCTGAGAGAATCCCACCCTCCCCGGCGATGTTGCTACCGAACGCCTGGAAGTTCTTGATCGCCTCCCCGAAAAACTGAGCAGGTGAGAACCCGGGTTCCGTAGCCTTCTTCTTCTCGGACTTGATCCCCTTGATAGCTAGCTGAGCAGCGATCTTGTTAGATCGCGCTGCAACCGATTCCGCCAGAGCGCCAGCCTCCCGTAGCCTTATCTCCTGCTTGCCGTAGTAGGTAACGAGTGCCCTCTGAGCCTTCAGGTCATCAGCGTTTGTCTTTGTCAGCTGAGCCTCCTGCGTACGAAGCTGAAGTCGCTGCTCCTTGAGGGACTGGAAACGCTGGCGTCTGTCCTTCGCGGCCTGACGGATACGCGCGAACTCCTCCTTGATCAGCCCACTAGCCTCCTCAGCCGCTGACCTACGTTCCTCCGCGATCCTCTTGTTCTCCTCCGCGATCCTCTTACGCTCATCTGCGAGTTCCTTACGCTTACGTGCGGCCTCCTCCGCCAGCGACTGTCGCTCAGCCTCGATCCCGCCTAGCTCATCCTGTAGCTGTGCCTTCGTATCGTAGAGGCGCACTAGACGGTTGCGCTCAGCCTTCGTGAGTGAGTTGTCACGCTCAAGCCTGGAAACCTGCCTGTTCACGTAGGCGAGTTGGCTACGGTAAAGGGCCTCCTCATCAACCGTCCCGGCGGTAGTCTTCGCTTTCGCTACCGCAATAAGACGTGCCTGATCGGCGGTAGGAGGCGCTGGCGCAGCAGCTGCGGCCACAGCGGGGGAAGTAGTGACAGCCCCCGAAGCAGCGACGAAATACTCCGGCGTGTTCCGAAGGGACTCGATGCTATCCAGCCGATTACTGATCGGTGTCAGCCTCGCTAGGATCTCCTGGGCAGCCTTTCCGACGAACCCCCCCTTGCCCTGATCCTCCAGAAGCTTCTTGATTGCCTCGGGAGTTACCCTCCCCTCGGCCAGGGCAGCGGACTGGTCAGCATTTATCTTTAGCCCCTCGTCAGCCTTGTAACGGAAGAACGCATCGACACCGATAGCGATAGCGCCTACCGCACCGAGACGAAGAAGGTTCGCGCGCAGCAGGTTCACACGACTCGCGCTGGTTACCGAAGCAACACCTACCCCAGTTGCCGCAGCCTCAGTGGTAACGAGTCCAGCTGTCGCTACGCCAGCGGCAGGCCCAACCAGTCTTAGAACCCCCGCGAAAGCTGCGACCTTCCCTACCGCCATCGCGGTAAGCAGTAGCCGCACCGCATCATCCAGTCCACCAACCAGGTTCACGAGCGGCTCAGCAACGGCACGTGTCGCCTGAAACCCGTTCGCAAGTCCCCTGAACACTTCCCCACCGATACGTACCGCCTCGTTCACGTCTCGTTGCACGCGAGCCTGATTCTCCTCCTTCCCGAGGAAATCTGAGATGCCACTCGCAACCGCCGTGATACTCGGGAGCAGGGCTGTTCCGAGATCCTCCTCAAGCTCACTGAACGCGACTCCAAGCCGGTCGGTAGCACCGGTAGCAGTCTGCGCTACAGCGACGGCAGTTCCACCGAACTTCTCCTCCAGTGAAGTGAAGAGACGCGTAGTGAGAATCCGCTTCTGGCGTTCCTTCGAGAGCTTCGTCTCCTCCTTAGTCAGAGCCGGGACAGCCAGTCCGAGTCTCCTGATAGAGGTGAACACTCCACTCTCAGCGCGAGCCAGCAGCAAAGCTGCCTGCGTTACCCCGATCTTGCGCTGCCTGGAAATATCCTCTGCCAGCTGAAGATCGTGGAACGCACGGGCGGAATCCTTCGTGACAGTATTCAGGCGGATGAAGGCATCAGTAAGCTGAGTATCGGTGAAACCCTTCGTCCTGGATTCCTTCTCAATCACGTCATCTAGCGTCCGCCCAAACAGGGTCGTTTCGGTACCCAGGTTCTTGATACTGGTCGCGAGCAGGACGGTACGAGATTCCTCCTCCTTAGCCGCATTGCCTAGATCCTTGATCAGACGGATCCCGGATGTCAGGCTTGCTTGAATCCCACCTGCGAGAAGGAAGCCACCTGCGATCCCAGCTACCTGGCGCTTGAAGCTGCCACCGAACGCCGTCCCGAACTGCTTACCAGCCTTCTCGCCCGAATGACGTAGCCCCCGTGAGGCATCCGTCTCGAATCCAGCTAGGTCGGGACGTACCTTGATGTAGACGGTATCGATGTCAGCCACGAGTCATGTACCTCATCACGTCCTCGGGATTTCCGACCTGCCCTTTGTTCTCCAGCATCCTCCGCGCCTCAGCCTTCTTACGCTCAGCCGCAGTCAACTCCCAGTCGAACGGCTCCTGAAGACGACGATCTACGACCGTGCGATCCTCCGTACTCATATCGTCCGTGAGCACCGCATAGGCGAGATTGAGAACGGAGCGCAAGCTCATTCCTTCGAGGCTGCCACCGTGGAGGAGGACGCGGCCTTCGATGAGGTTCCAGGCCGAGACGGCGTATTCCCAGAGCCGTCTGACCTCTCGGTAGGGCGCTGCGACGTGACCTCCAGAATGTACTCCACCACATCCAGCATGTCCCTGTAACTGATTGGCGGACTGGCGCTTTCACGGATAGAACGCCACTCCTTCTCCTTCCCGTTTAGGCAGGAACAGATCAGATCGTCGGCGAGTTCAAGAACCTGAATTGAGTTCTTCTCCGGATCGAATCGCGCATCCTCGAACCTGGCAAGCTGGTTCGCACTCACCCGAGCCATGAACGTGAACTCAGAGCCACGGATCTTGAATGCGCGGTCAGCCTCGGTTGCGGCTGAAAGGTTCAGGTCGAAGTCTTTCATCATTCCCCCTTTTGGAAAACCCAGGTTTTCAAGCGCCAGCCTTGATAGCTGGTCGCAGGTAAGGATACGCCGGGGCGCGGTCGCTGCCCATCTCCACCCAGTAGGCGTACTTGACGTTTGAGCCTACGCTCACAAACAGCCCCTGCGAATCCGTACCGAGACGTGAATGAATCGAGGATCGTAGCCGTCCGGTGTCAACGTTCGGGCCGGGTCTACCGCTCGCGTTGATCTTCGCCTGTGACTCGATACGTAACCCGCGTCGCTGAAGATCGCGAGCTATAGGGCCACCCGGTGAAGTGAGATGATCCATTGTCCTAGGAAGACCACGTACCGTGACGTTAGCTGCCACTGGCGTATCCCTGAATCGAAGTACGGATTGTGAACGTCCAACCACCACAACCACCCTGATCATCTATTGGCGTAGCCCCGTCAAGGTAGACGCCCATGCATTTCCCCTCAAACAGCGTGCCGTCCCGAATGATGTTCGTGATCCAGTTCCACAACGCCCAAAGATCCTCCAGAACCGTTGCCGCGAAGGTGGCGTTCGCCGCAGCGTCGGGGGGCGTTAGATCGCCTCCTGTGGGCTGCGGAGAGCATCTAACGATGGTGACCAGCAGAGTCGCGAGGTTTACCTGGCCCAGCTGCGTCCGAAAGCCTACTACTGGGCCTGGGGAAACAGGACTAGTTCCCTCTAGCGCAAGTCCCTGCACATGTACCGTAAGTTGCGGGCAGCAATCGAGCGCGGGGAGGGAGGCAGCAACATACGCCCTCGTCGGTGAGCCTGCCGTCGTGGTAGTGAGGGCAAGCACGCTCTCCGCGAGTAGCTCCTCAGCGAAGTCGTACAGCGTAGTGACACTGTTCACGAACCCCCACTTCCAACGATCCGCGCGTAAGGAGCAACATCGGGTGACCACACCGCTGCCTTACGCTTCAGCCCCCAGGGGTTGTAGGCCTGGAGGAACACATCGACAGTGCCCATCCCTGTCTGCCAAACACCCTTCTGGAAGGCCCAGTTGATGAACGGTGTCCTCTGAATCTCGACACCCTGCCTAGTCTGCCTCGTAACCCCTACAGGAAGTACGCAATCACTGCCAGACTGGCAGGAACGGTACAGCTGGCAGGCTAGCTCCGCTGCCGCTATCTCGCCGGGAAGCGGGGGTGCCTGCCCGAAAGTGTAGGTAGCCGACCACGTACCAGGCTGATCATCGTCTAGGTCGAGACGCTGGCAAGCAGGCCAGAACTGCGCCTGAAGCGTAACGGGATCCGCCATTCGTGTCAGCCATCGGTGGCCGTCCAGTCGGTACTCACTCGGATCTAGAACTACACCGTCGATCTTCACCTCCAGAACCTCCGTTACAGGAAACCCCGGCAGAAGGGCTCTGCTCAGAGTCCCGCAGCCACAGAGATCCCCACATCCGGGGTAGCCCCAGCCCCAGCCTGTCCCCCAGTAGCTCCAACTCCAGGGCAACGCGGGAACCTGGGC